ATGACACCTGAAGAAATACAATACGCTATAACACAATTACATTTTGATAATCAAAGTGCTTACACAACTCGTGGGCGTATTCGTGCAATTATGAATGGTGGACCTGATGGTATTACTGCATTACTTGGTGACCAATTAAAAGGTTTTCAAGATTGGCAAGTACCTGTACCAAATTTAATGATGTCAGGGTTAGAACACTTGTCACAAAAGATTGGTCGCATTCCTAACTTAAAAGTTGATGTACCTAATGGTAAAGATTCTGATAGAGCAAGAATGAAAGCTGAAAAGATTTCTCGTATTGTTAATGCGTATGATGAAGTACAAAAATTAGATTTACAAATGCCACAAGTAGGTAGATGGCTACCTGGTTATGGTTTTGCTGTTTGGGTTATTAGAGAAAAGAAAGATGCTAATGGAACACCTTATCCTATTGCAGAATTAAGAGACCCTTACAACTGTTTTCCTGGTTACTTTGGTGCAGACCAACAACCAAAAGAAATGGCAATAATTAGAAGAGTTCCTAAAGATGCTCTTGTTAGAACATATCCAAACTCTAAAGATAAAATTATGTCTAAAGACAAAGCGTATCAAACTAATATGCTTGGTGTAGGTAATGCTTATGCTTCTGCTTATACAGACCAATATAATGGTTCTTGGGCTAACTCCAATGGTGATGGAGATTTAATTGCAGAATATTACAACTTAGATGGAACTTACATATTCCACATGACATCAGGAACTATTCTTGACTTCATACCTAACCCACTTGAAAGTGGTCCTGCATTTGTTGTTGCAAAGAAATTTGCTTTTGACAGATTACAAGGACAGTATGACCAAATCATAGGTCTTATGGCTTCAATGGCAAAGATTAATGTGATGTCAATAATAGCTATGGAAGATGCAGTATTTACAGAAACAAACATATCTGGTGAAATAGAATCAGGACAATATCGTAAAGGTAGATTCGCTGTTAATTATTTAGCTCCAGGTACACAAGTTTCTAAACCAGCATCTAATGTTCCTTATCAAATTTTCCAACAAATAGATAGAATAGAACGACAACTTCGTGTTGGTGGTTCTTATCCTACAACTGATGATTCACAGTCACCATTAGCATTTGCTACTGGTCGAGGACTCGAAGAGTTAGGTGCATCTATGTCACTTATGATTAGAGAATATCACACAGTTATGTCTGATGCTATAGAGATGATTGATGCTAAGAGATTAGAGTGGGACCAAAAAATGTATGGTGGACAAACTAAAGCATTATCAGGTTATATGGATAATACTTTTTATTCTGAAACTTACGAACCAACAAAAGATATAGCAAATAGTTTTAAGACACGCAGAGTGTATGGTGCTATGGCTGGATATGATGAACCACAGAAGATTGTAACAGGGCTGCAATTACTTCAAGCTGGAATTATTGATAGACAAACACTACAAGAAAACTTAGATGGTTTAGATAATTTAGTTAGAGTAAACGATAGAATTACAAAAGAAAAAGCTGATAGTGTATTATTTGATACATTACTAGCACAAGCTCAACAGGGTGACCCTAAAGCAACTATGGCTGTTGTGCAGATAAGAAAAAATCCAGATGATATGCAAAACATATTGGATAAGTTCTTTACTGCAGAAGAACCAGAAATACCAGTCGCTGAACAAGAACTGCTTGGAGGAGGTGCCTTACCACCACAAGGTCCTCCACCAGGCATAGCACAGTTTTTACAAGGTATAGGTGGATAATGTCAGTTAATAAAGATTTTGCAGATATAGTACACAACTCATTAGGAGATATTGATGAAAAAGGTGATGCTATTATATTTCAAAAAAAAGATGAAGGTAAAGTATTTTATGACCAAATGCCTCCACTAGCTTTTCCTTTTGGCTATATGATAATCAGCTCAACTTTTATGTATTATGATGATGAGGAGAATGAAAATGGCTACGAGGAGTTCTAGTAATAAAGGTCAATCAACAGCAAGAGAGTCTACTTTAAGAGATAGGCAGACTGCTGCATTTGATGGTAGAAGTACAAATGTACAACCTGCAGCAATTAATACACAAGATAATACACGAGGAATTATACCTGGACTAACTGCTGGTATGACTTATGGAGAAGGACAAGATATTAAAACACAAGTAGAAGAAGGTGGAGGTTTACCTGCTACAGCTAGAGAAACAACTTTAAGAGCATCTCAAGCAGAATTTTTAAATAATAGTATTGACAGACCAACAGAGCGTCAACAAGAAAGTATTATGACTGGTGCTCAAACAATACAACCAGGTAATTATACAGTTTCTAATGCACAAAAATTTCCAATAGCAAGACCTGGAACAGAATATAAAAATTCAGATATGGTATCAGCATGGGTTGGTTCAGGTTTTAATGATGATATCTTAAATATATTAATTAGAACTACATAATGGTATATCCAGAATTTAGTCAGTCTAAAAAGGCAGAACAAAATGCTATTACTGATAAGTACAATTTAGATAAACAAAAAGAAATTAAATTTGATTCTATTACTCCAGAACAATCAGAAAATATAAAACAATTAGCTAATGTTTACAGTTTTGCACCTGCAGGTTTATTAACAACATTAGGTAAAAATGGTTTGTCTGTAGAAGAAGCAGAGCCTTATATATTGTCTTATGTAAATAATTATGCAAATGATGGAAGAACAATTAGAAAAAATGCTAGAGATTATCAATTATCTAACGCAGGTATTTATAGCTGGTTAGACAAATTAGAAGTTGCAGGAAAAAAAGCTGCACAAGATGATAGAAATGTTTTTGAAAGAACAAAAGGACAGTTTAAAAAATTTGTACAAGTTGCTTCAACAGGTGCAATAGCTTTTCCACAATTTGCTACAAGATTAGTAAGAACATATATGATTGCTAGAAATGAAGCAATAGATAAAGCAGTAGCAGAAGGTCAAGATATATCTTATACAAAGGGTGGAGAAAAATATTTAGATGTAAATAAAGCATTTACAAATCCAGTATTTATGAAAGAATTTTACAATCAAATAAAACCACAATATATTGCAGGAAAAGAAGATTTAACAAAAGATTTTATTCCTTTTTTTGAAGGTGGACCAGCTTTTGAAAAAGCAGGACCAACTGCATTAACTTCTGGATTTGAACAATTTGGTGACAAGTTATTTGATTTAGAAACACCAGGAGATGAATCAGGATTAGGAAACAGTTGGTTTCCTTATTTTGGTCAGGGTTCTGAAGCGTGGGATGAAGCAAATAGAAGAGGACAATTGTATGCAAAATTTAAAGGTTCTGCATTTTCTCCTACTACTGAATCACAGCCAGTAACACCAGGTGGAATAGTAGCAGGTGAATTTGTAGATGCAAATACAAACGCATATAGAAATATATCTGGAATTATTGATGGTTTATTTTTTATAAGAGGTGATTTATTTAATAAATTACAAACTGTATCTCAAAACACAATACAAAGATATAAACAATTTGGATTAATTAAAGAAGTAGGAAAAGATGGAGTTACTAGATTAAAAAGTGTTGATAGAGATAAAGCATTTAATTACTTTATGAAATCTGATGAAGGTAATAAAATAATGAAAGCATGGGCAGAAAATTTAGATGACACAAATCTTATAGTAAAAAACTTTACTCCTAATATGTCACAAGATTTAATTATTGCTAGTAAATTACCAACACTAAAACAAAAAGAACAAGCAGTAAAAAATGCTTTTCAGAAATGGGTATTACAAGACCCTAAAGGCATGCCTAATATGCCACAAGGTTATCAATGGAATAAAACTGTAGAAAGCATAGGTCTTAATAAAATATTTAACAATATGTCTAATAAAGAAAAAGACACAGCAAGAAGACTATGGGGAGACTGGACACCTAAAGATACATTTGTATGGCAAAATCAATCAGAAGTAATTGAAAATACTAGAAGATTTATTATTAATGCAAGAATACCTGCAGAAAAAGGTAACAGGTTATTAGCTAGTTTTGTGAATGCTACTCTTCAAAATACAAATCCTGGTATAGGATACACAACACAAAAACAAGTATTTAATAAAATATTAGATGCTGCTGGTGAAGCAATGACAGAAGCTAAAGAAAGACCAGATGTTATTGAATCATTTTTAGATATTACAAAAGGAAATTTAAAAGGATTTAGTACAGAAAATGTAGGAAGTTATTGGGTTAGTGATATATTAAGTTGGCATAATGTTAAAACAGCTACACAAAAAACTATACAAGGAATAGAAGGTGTATTTCCTGGACAAAGAGCTAAGTTAGATGATTTAGGGAAACAAATAATTATTGATGGTCAACCACAAAAAGTACCAACTCCACACTTAGCACAGCAATTATTAAAAGAAAGTATAACTGTACCTGATATGAGAAGTATTAGAAATAGTACAGGTAGAGTTTCTAAAGGCATCAGAAATATTGAGTTAATGTATGGTAAAAAAATTGCACAAGGTATAGATAAATATTTTGATAAAGATTTAGTTGATACAAAATGGTTTGAAAAAAGTAGAATAATAGATTCTCCTAGAACAGCTACACGCTCTTTAATAAATTTATTATGGGGAGTGCAAAAAGGTATATGGACACCTTTACAATTAATAACTAGAATTGCATTCCCAGTAAGAATAACAAGTGATGGTCAAGCAAAATTAGCAGCAGATGGATACCCTTCTCTTTTTAAACATCCTATGGAATACTTTGGATTATTGTTAGGTAAAAACAATAAAACATTAGCAGGAGAAGTTATTACAAAAACAGAAGCCTTCCATAGAGTATCAAGAGATAATACAAGATTATATTTTGGTGATAATGTTATAGAAAATCTTAAAAAAGGATATGACAAATATAATATTACAGATGCTTTACAAAATCCTAAATTAAAAAAACAATATCTTACTGCAGTTTTAGAAGAAATTAAATTATTAAATCTAGGTAAATTAACAAATATTGTTGCAGATAATATTATCAATAATATTGATGAGGCATCGTTAGCAAAAAGATTGTTTAGAGGAGATTTAGATGAACTAAGGTTAGATTATCAAACAAGTTTATTAGATGATAACATGACTCCTGGTAATGCTTTATCAACTTATGAGAAAACATTAGCTTATGTTGACACATTATACCAAAGAGTCAAAGAGGTTACTAATGACCCTGCAATACTTAAATTTATAGCAAGTGGTTCAGATAGTTTAGATATAGTTAATAAAAAAGGTGCAACTGAAACTTTAAAAATAATTGATGTACCACAAGGAAGTACCATATCAGAAATGTTACAGACAGCTAAAAGACAACTTGTTGATGATAAAAAGTTTTATAAATATTTAGAAGATTCTTTTGATGAAATATCCCCACTCATAAGACAAGAAATAGAAAAAGGAGGGGAACCAATATTTATGGGATTTCCTCTAATACAACAAGGTAGACCATCTTTAAAACTTACAGATATTAAAGAAGCACAAACTCAAATTAAAAAAGTATTAGATGCTGCTGTTACTGGTTTATTTGAATTTCCAGCAGGTATAGAAAGATGGTTTAACAGAAGTCCTTTGTATAGAACAGTGAGAGGTAAATCTTATGGTGATGGATATATGCTTTTGCCTGAAAATTTACAAAAAGAATTTTTAGAAAACTTAGAAAAATTACCAAAAATGTTTAGTACAAAATTGAAAAACGATAAATTTATTAAAGGTATGGAAAAGTTTTTTGATTTAGATGCACTAAATAAATCAACCAAAGAAATAATATTAGAAGCTGTAGAGGAAGCTAAAACAAGAAAACCACCTGAAGGTGTGCAGTTGTTTGAAAGTCTTGAAGAGTTAGAGCAGTTTGTAGATGCAAGAGCATTATTTCTTCACAATAACTTATTATTTAATTTATCAGAGAGAGGTTATTTTGCTGATGTGACAAGACTTATGTATCCATTTATGGGTGCATATATTGAACAAGCAACTACTTGGACTGGTGTATTATCAAGAAATCCATTTGCTATAAGAAAAACAGGATTAGTAGTTAATGGTGCTGAACAAGAAGGATGGATTACAGAAGGTCCTAATGGAGAAAAATATTTTTCATATCCTTGGATTGGTCCAGCAGTAGAAGGTAAATATTTTTATGACCAGAGTCAAAGAATAAAAATAAATGCTATGGCACCATTACAAGCAATAAATATGGTAACACAAGGTAGTGGTCCAGGGGCTGGTCCAATCTTGCAAATACCAGCAGGAGTGTATATACCAGACAAACCAGAGTTTGATTTATTACAGAAACATTTTAATCCTTTTGGAGTAAAAGTTACTGATGCAGAATCATTTAAAAAGTTTGGTAAAACATACCTGCTTCCTTCCTATATGGTAAAAGCAATAACTGCTTGGTCAGAAGGAGAAGGATTTTTTGCAGATGAATATTTATGGAATACACATCTAGTACAAACAGCTAAAGCACTAGCAGTAACTGGTTTTTATATTAACGATGCTGGACAAGTTGTAAGCATAACTAATGAAGCAGGTGCTATAGACCAAGAAAAATTATTACAAGGTGCAAAAGAAGTTGGTACAAAAACTTTGCTTGTAAGAGCTTTTAACCAGTTTTATTTACCTGCAGGATTTAGTTATGACTATAGATTAAGAACAGATGCACAATCTGTTAACGATTACAAAGAGTATTTTGGTGAAGATGTAGAAATAGGTATTGATGGTGAAGGGTATTTAAGATTTACAGCAATTATGTCTGTTTACAATAATTTAAAATCTGTGTTTGATGGTAATGATGAAGCAGCAATATTGGCTATGACAGAAATATTAGGACCAGATTGGTTATCAGATAAACAAGGTATAGAACCACTGACATACTTAACAAGAGGTTCTAGTTATAACGAAGCTGGTATAAGAAGCACTACAGAAGATGGATTTAATTGGGAAAGAAACAATGCAAATTTAGAAGAATACTTACCTGATGTATTTGGGTTATTTGCTCCTGCTCCTATGCCTGGTGCAGATTATTCTTACGAAGCAAGATTTATACAAATAAGAAAAGGAAACATAGTTAAATTAACTAATGAAGAATGGGCAGAAGAAACACAAAAAATAGCAGGTAGTCGTATGTGGTCCTATTTAACAACAATGGAAGCAAAAGAAAAAGGTAGAGAATTAACCCCATCTGAAAAAGGTAAAATATTTTCTATGGTTGATACAATGTTTCCTAATTGGTATGTAAAATCTATAACATTGTCACAGGATGTAACAAGGTGGAATGAAATTGAACAAGCAGTAGGAATTGATGTAAGAGGTAAAGATAAATTACCTGATGATATATTAAAGCAAATACAAGAAAGTCCATTGTACGAACCTCTTAAAGAATACATGGATGCAAGAGAAGAAACATTAGTAGAAATTGGTCAATTAAAAGATATTAATAATAAGTATGGTGCTCCAGGAACAAGCCAACAATATTATTTAAAAAATACTATATTAACGCAACCATATAGAAGAAACTTGAAAAAGATAGGTGAAAGGTTATCTAATGAAAATGCAGAGTTTGCTATATTTTGGAATTTAATAGGTTCTAAAGAACTAAATCAAGAGTATTATGAAGATAGAGAAGGAAACTTGTTAGCTGTCTTAGAAGAATTGGAAGATTAAATGATTACAGTATATGGACCAAATGGTGAAACTAAAAGAATAAATGCTAGAGCAGTAGTTGATTGGTTAGCAGATAATCCTGGTTGGTCACTGGACAATCCTAAGACACAAATAATAGATGAATCAGAAGATTCTATTGAAAAAATTAATCTTGCTTTTGCAGGTGAACAAGGAGCAATAGAAGAAAAAAAAGCAGCTGACATAACTAAAGATATTGTTGAACAATATGAACAAGGTATATATTATTCTGGTGTTCCAAATTTAATTTTAAATCCTAATTGGGATGGGATTACAGTAGAAAAAAAATATGTTCCTGCACAAATAGCATATTCAGGTTTATCTTTAATTCCTAGTTATGAAGGAGATTTATATTTATCTGGTGCTAATTTTAATTCTGTAAATATTGCAAATATGCAAGAGTTATTAGAAGATGCAGGTTATTTGACTGATGGATATAATCCAGGGAGTAATGATGCAGCTACAAAAGCAGCAGTTAGAAAATGGTTTAATGATGTAAATGGAGAAAGGTTAAATAGTTGGACTATGGGTAATAACATAAACATAGACCCTGTAGAATTTTTAGGAAATCAAATAAATAATAGGTTCAATAATGAATTACAACAAATAAAAGATTACACACAAGAAGTATTACAAACTGTTGATAGAGGGAAAATGCTTAGAGATGGTGTGCAAAAACTTGTAGGTAACAGAAGAGATTATACCAATGCAGAACTAGATGCTTTTAGAGATAGTATGAATGAACTTATAGACCAAGAAGTAAAAAGAAATGAAGAGATAGCTATATATAAACTTAATCAAGAGTTTGGTAAATTACCAGACCCAGAGGCAGTTAAAGCTATGGGTATTGAAGGAGCAGAGGGTGCTGCATTTTTATCAGAAGCTGAAGCACAAGCACAACAGCCTACACCATTTAGTGCATCAGAAGCATTTCTAGAAAAATATGGACCAGAATATAAATCTTTTAGGGAATACCCAGAAAGACAAGCAAGAGCACAATTAAACTTTAATAATGTGAATAGGTCTATATTAGGCACATCAATGAGGATTGATTAATGGAAGCAGAGACATATTCATTAGAAGAAGTAATTGCTGCTTTAAATAGTGTAGGTTATGTTGATGAAAATGTAATTAATTATATAGTTCCTATAATTGCTTACGAGTCAAGAGTAAATGGAATACCTTTTACACAGGATGCTAAAGACCCTACATCAGATTCTTGGGGAATATATCAAACAAACATAAACACAGAAATGTCAGCTATTTATAAAGTATTAGTAGATGAAGGTATAGAGTTACCAGGTCTTACTAATGAACAAAAAAAACAATTAGAAACAAATATTGTTCCAGATAAAAATAATAATGGTGAGATAGACCCTGGCGAAGATAAAAGAAAATTTACTAATGCACAAAAAAAGGTAGTTAGAGAATTTTTAAAAAATGCAGATTTAGAAACACAAACAAAAATTTTTGTAAATATGTATGATATAAAATCAAGCGAAGTAAATTCTGATGAACCAGAAGATGTAATGGAAGAATTATATTTTAATACAACAAGAAAATTTTATACTGATAAACAACCAGAGGCACTTGAATTTAAAGCTAAGATGGATAGAGAAGTAAAATTATATACTAAGAAAAAAATGGAAGATGATTACATAATGGAAAAAGAAAAACTTAATCAGGAAGAAATAGATAAGTTTAAAAGAATGGCTGCTAGTCAAAATGTAAATCCTACTATTGACCCAACTGTTAGAACACCAAGAGAAATGGAGTTTGCAGATAAATATAGAACACCCTTAGACCCATCTTTGAATAGTGCTTTGATAAATGTATATTCTACATTGTCAAAAGCAAAGAAGAAAGCTATTGATTCAGGAATAGAGATACTTTAATGGTAAGAGTTTATAGAAAAGATTTAGGTTTTGGTCAAGGTACAGATGGTCAAAACTATTATGAGGTATCAGAAGAGAGAGCTAAAGAATTAGCTTTAGTTGGTTATACAACAAATCCACAAGAAGCAAACACAGGTAGAGCAGATGTTGGAGGTTCTATATACACAGGTGTAGATACACCAGATATGTATATAGCAGAGGAAGTTACCACTACACAGGGTACAACAGCTCAAACACCAGTAGAAGCACCAGATACAGAAGTTGTTGATATAGACCTTATGGCTATACCTAAAGGTGCAGAGTTTTGGAACTATGAAGGAAACATAGCTATTGTATATAGAATACCTGGTGACCCAAATGCTACACCATTAAGATATACTTCTAGTCAAGAAGATTTAATAGCTATCTTTGGTCCTATAGAAGCTCAAAATATAACATTTACAGAACCATCAAAAGATGATTGGGATAGAAGTTTAGTATTTGGTAACTCTGTAGAATTATATGACCCATCTATTATAGACCCAACTAGAAATCCTTGGGAGTCTTTTGTTGGTGCAGTAGAAAAACAAGCAGCAGTTAGACCTTGGTTAAAGTCTGAAGAAATGTTGTATCTTTTAGCAGAAGCAACGCTGGAAGGTAGAACAGTAACTGATGCAGAATGGGAATCTACTGAATGGTGGAGAACACATACACAGGCAGAAAGAGAATGGTTATTACTAGCACAACAAGTTAATCCTGACACAGGTGAAGTAATGACAAAAGATGCTTTAGAAAAAGTTTACGATGACAGAATAAAAATAAAAAACGCTATGGTATCTGCAGGAATATTTAATTTATCTGATGACCTAGTTAACTGGGTTTCTGAAAAGTTTACAACAGGACAATGGTCAGGAACTTACACAGATGAACAGATAAAGTTATTAGCTGACCCACAATTACCTGGAGATATAGATACAGGTATGCAGACATTTATAGACCAAGGTGGAGTTACATTTGATACCACTAGAGCTGGAGAGCAACAAGTTAAAAATTTAGTATCACAATGGTGGGGTCCTATATTTGGTGCAAATGTAAAGGAAAGCCAAATAGAAGAATGGGCAGGTATGTTAAGAAATGACCCTAATGGAGAAATAAAACTTATAGATAAATTAAAAGCATCAAGAAAAAGTTTGTTTCCTCAATATGATGAAGATTTAACTTATGAAGAAATAGCATCTCCTTGGAGAGGATTTGTACAAAATGCTTGGGGTCAAAATGTAGATGATGCTTCTGATGTAGTGCAAGAGGTAATTAAAATTAATGATACAGTTGAAGCAGGACAGTATTTGTTTAAAAAAGGTTTAGAAGATAATGTAGCTAAACCTACACAAGAAGCATTAAAAGCTATGTCACAAGCGTTTGGTCAAGGACAAAGAGGTAGAGTGTAATGGATGAGTTTTTACAATTAGCTAAAAGTTTATTTCCTTATTTACCTGATGAAGTAATTAATAAGTATGTAGATTATTATGCAGAATCAGATAAAAACATAGATGTAGCTTTAGGTAAATTAAGACAAGACCCTATTTATGATGAGTATTTTCCTGGTAATAAAAGAGCTGATAGAACTGTAAGATATAATGAAGCAGAATATTTAGCAGTAAAAGAAAGTTATAAATTATCTTTAGAAGATTATGGTTTGAACCCAGAATTTTTTGATGACACTTTTAGCAATTTAATTGCAGGTGATGTATCTCCTTCAGAATTTAAAACAAGAGTTGATGTTGTATTTGAAGGAATAAAATCTAATATTCCACAAGTTAAAGAATTTTATAGTGCTAATTATGGTATTGATTTGACTGATGAAGCTATATTTGCTTCTGCAATAAAACCTGAACTTGGAGAACAGATATTAAATAAACAAGTCGCTATATCTCAAATAGGTGGAGAAGCTAGAAGAGCAGGGTTTGGTGATATTGTATCATTAGAAAAAGCACAAGAATTACAAGCAGCAGGAATTACACAAGCACAAGCTAGACAATTATTTCAACAAGCACAATTAGAAATACCAAGAATACAAGAGTTACAAGCTGCAAGAGGTATTGAAGAAGAAGAAAGATTTGGTTTAGAAGAGTTTACAGAAGCAGCAGTATTTCAAAGCCCTGAAGAACTAGAGCAAATTAGAATTTTAGAAGCTGAAAGATTATCACAGTTCGCACCCACTACAGGTGCTGCTAGGCGTGGTCGTAGAGTTACAGGAATCGTAGAAGAATAACACAATATATTGTGTATTAAATCCTTGACATACGAGATATAGTGGTATAATAAAATTATCGCATAGTGGCAGTCTGCGAATATAAATTGACTCTGCACCTTCCAGTTTATATCTGGCGTGTAAACTGCGTATTTTAATTCGCCTAGTATCTGAATAGCCCAGAAGTGGCTGACAATTCTAGTTATTCTTAATTTATTTATTTGTCGCCTATCACATCATTATCCCAAGGGTGATGTAGCTAGTAGTAAAACTTGGAGTAGGAGAAAAAATGGAAAACGAAGTAGAAAATACAGTAGAAGAAACACAAGATAATAATGCTATCAAGCAGATGCGTGAGCGTATCAAAGAGCTTGAAGCTGTTGAGAAGGAATTTAAATCTGTGCAGATGGATAAAGTTATTCAAGATGCAGGATTTGACCCTAGCTCAGGACAGGGCAAAGCGTTAAAAGACTTGTATAAAGGTGAACTACAACCAGATGCAATACAACAGTTTGCAAAGGAAAACTATGGCTGGGGCTCAGAAACCCCTACTACAGAGGACCCACAAGCTGCACAAAAAGCAAGGGTTGTATCTAGCCAAGAAAGTTTAGACACTGTTATTGAAGCATCAGTTC